ATGCGGCAGGGGAAGGCAGTTTATCAGGAAAGCCAGACATTCGACCGGAAGGCGGCGGCCCAGAACTGGCTGAAGCGCCGAGAGGCAGAGTTGGCCGCTCCAGGCGCGATCGAGCGAGCCAACCGCAAGGGCGTCACTGTACGGGAAATGATCAAGCAGTATCTTGAGGAGTACGGGAAACTGCGACCGTTGGGCAGGACCAAGGAGGCGACGCTCCAGGCGATAGCTGCGACATGGCTGGGGGATGTGGTCGACCGGGACCTGACTTCCCAGGTGTTGGTCGAGTACGCAATGGATCGCATCGAGAAGGGCGGCGTGCAGCCGCAGACTGTAGGCAACGATCTTTCTCACCTCGGTGCCGTCTTGACGGTTGCACGCCCAGCATGGGGCTACGAGGTGGATCCGGTGGCCATGGCCGACGCCAGGCGCGTTCTGCGCAAGATGGGAGGGGTTTCCAGGAGCAACGAGCGGGACAGGCGCCCAACTTTGGAGGAGCTTGACACCATCCTTGCCTACTTCGTTGAAATGCGGGAGCGTCGCAAGCAGCAGATCGACATGGTTCGGATGATCGGCTTTGCGATTTTCTCAACGCGCCGCCAGGAAGAGATCACCCGGATCCGCTGGGACGCCATCGACGAAGCACGCCAGGCAGTGCTGATCACGGATATGAAGAATCCGGGCCAGAAATACGGGAATGATGTCTGGTGCCACCTGCCGGACCAGGCATGGCGCATTTTGCATTCGATGCCCCGGCGCGAGGAATTCGTGTTCCCCTACAACGCGAAGTCGGTCAGCGCTTCGTTCACCAGGGCTTGCAGCTTCTTGGAGATCGAAGATCTCCACTTTCACGACCTGCGCCATGACGGCATCAGTCGGCTTTTCGAAATCGGATGGGATATTCCGCGCGTGGCCAGCGTCTCGGGCCACCGGGACTGGAATTCGATGCGGCGTTACACGCATCTGAGAGGGAACGGCGACAAGTACGAAGACTGGCCGTGGTTGGAGCAGATAATAGAGGGCCCCACGATCGAGGCCCGGTAGGCCGGAGGGTCAGGATGCACGGCGCAGGGTTCGGCGCCCCATGAGCTTTTCGTGCTCCTCCTTCGCCGTTCTGTGCCGTTCGTCAAGGTAGTTCGCCAGGTCCGTCAGGTGTACGCCACGCGCAGACTTCTGGCTGTTCTCCATGCGCACCAGCGGCAAGTCGATTTCGCCGGCCGCAACCTTCATCTTCATTTTCTCGGGGGTCAGGTGGCTGAAGTAGTCGGCGCAGACGCGTTCGAGGGGAATGATGGCGGCGCCATCGTACTGAGCCATCAACAGAAACAGGGTGTTCATTGGGCGTTACCTATCCCAGCTCTCCGGCCGGGCTGTTCCGCGACCCTTTCCATTGGGCCGCGGGCATGGATGATTTCAGGTAGGATGCACCGGCTCACCGGTGACGGGACCAGCCTTGGCGGGCATGTGCCCCTGATCCGGTGGGCTTTCGCTGGGCGAAGGTCTGGCCGGGAACGCCGTTCCCGGCAGGATGCCCAGGGCGTCGGTGGCGCGTTGGACGATGTTGAGCGCCACTTGCAGCGCCGCCGCGTCGTCTTGCATGCGCATGAGCGCGGTCATCTTGGGCCGGTGCTCGGCACACACTCTGTCGCGAAGCTGACCGGCGGCGCGGCGAACAGCGTCCGCCGTGCCGTGGTGCTGGAGCACCAGCGCCATGACCAATACCACGTCGACGCTGTGCATCTGCATCGTTGTGGTCCGCAGGAGCCAGCGGGGAAGGGCGATGCCTGGTTTCTGCTTCATCCGAAGCACCCCGTCTGCCAGGCCGCCAGCGTGCGAACGATCGGGAATATCTCCACCAGCCCCACCACGGCCAGGCCGAGGGCTGCGATGATGCCGAGGGCGGTCAGTGCTCTACGCATCACTTGGCCCTCCCTGACTCGCCGCTACCCGGTCAAGGCGCTCGATCTCGGCCAGCCCGAGGGCGCAGGCCTTGACCATATCGCGTCGAGCAGTGCTCGGCTTCCACCACTGTTCATCCCAGGGCCATGCCAGCGACACCAGCAGGGCAGCGGTTCCATCGTTCGGAGCGCTGGAGCCGGCCAGGGCGTAGCAGGCGGCGGCGCGGGCTATCTGGCCGTGGCTGTGCGCATCGTCATGCTCCGGCGTCCAGCCCTCGACCTCGACCTGCCGCTTCCGCTCTGCCTGCACGTCGAGCCATGCCTGGGGCGTCTGCCCGGTCGGGGCGGCGCGGGTCTGCCAGGCCTCCATGCTCCGCGCAGTAGCGCCGCAGTCGTTGCACTCTGGACCGCGTGTGCCATCGCCACGAAGCCAGCCCGTGGGGTCTACCTCGCCACCGCAGAAGGGGCAGGGTGCTGGGTCAACATCTCTGCCTGCCTGCTCTACCGATGCAGGCGCGTCACGAAGCGGTGTGCCTGCCAGGCCCTTGGCGGCCAGGTAGTTGGTGGCGCGCGCCACCAGATTGCTGTCCGGGGCATGCCGCTTCAGGGAACTGGCCAGCATGCGAACCAGCATTGCCAGTTCCTGGGTGCGTTGTCCCTCGGCGCGGCCGATGTCGTAGAACGGACGAAGCCAGTGATCCTCCGCCGGCGGCTGGCTGGCCTGGGCGCCGAACGCTAGCGCGCCGGTGATGGCGTCTGCGATGACCTGGCGCTGGTCGATTGCCGACTGGGCAGGCATGTCATTGCCGTGCGCATTGCAAATCGCCGCCATGTTGCGTAGAGACTCCAGCAACTCTTCCTTGTCAGGGTTTATTCCGGTGTCATGGCCGATAGCCTCCCAGGCCTCGAGCACAGTGACCACTTCGGACCTGAAGCCGGCGTACCAGAGCTTCACGGCATCTTCCTTGGCGAGCGGGTAGCTGAGGCCTGCGGCGATCAACTGGTCTTCGGACGGCGGCGCCTGGTCCTTGATCATGGCCAGCAGGCTCTCGGCTGAGGAGTGAACGTCGTCGAGGTCCGTCAACCAGCGCTGCGGGCTGGTGTGGTGGATGTTGTCCAGGGCTTCGACGATGCCGCGCAGGCGGGTGGCGCACTGCTCGATCAGTTGGTGTTGGGTAGAGGACATTGTGGTGTCTCCGGTTGCTCCGGCGCCGGCGGCCGGCAGCGGAAGCATTTGCACAGGCCTATCCGTTGGCCCGTGGTGCGGCAGATGGTGGGGCGGTTCATTGCGGTGCTCACGTGAAGAGGGTGGGCTGGGCGCTTTTTTCCAGCGCCTGCTGGATCTTGGTGAAGGCCTCGGGGTGCTGCTGGTCGAACGCTGGCATGCGGGTCGATTCAACCCAGGTGCCGCGCTCGGCGCCCTTGTCGAGCCAGGATCGTGTCCAGTTCGTCGCGCTGACGCCGCATTCGGCGATCTGCTTCGTTGTGATGAAGCCCTGGCGGCGCAGCGTGGCGATCACCTTCAGCGCGCATTCCTTCCATTGGGTGAGCCGCAGCGGAGCCGGAACGCCGGCAGGCACGTCGGGGACCACGATCGGGACATGGCAGCGTTCCGCGGGGTTCCAGTCGAACAATTGCGGTCCACTGGAGTGCTGGAGCCAGTGGCGCAAGTGGAACTCGGGGAAGTCGACGAGCTTGCCGTCGCGCCGACGGTGTCCGCGGGACGGCGCGAGCACTGCGATGCCGCACATTTCAAGCAGGCGCGCGATTCCGTGGCTGGCCTCGGTGATCCGCCCGACAATGACCAAGCGGTGATCTGGCCCGGGCGCCCCGTACCGGTCTTGCCAGTACTGCGGCAGGATCTGGTCGGCCACTTTGGCGTTCAACTGCAACTTGGCCTCGACGCCGATCTGCCGGCCATCCTCATGGACCACCAAGATGTCGAACCCGGCAGTCTCCGGGTAGCAGGTCCAGCCGGGGACTCGGTTGAACTCGTCGATGAACGCCGCGCAGAGTTCGGCCTCGCTCTGCACCAGCGGGGCCTGGTTCTTCATGTCGGTATCTCCGCAGGACCGGTGATGTGCTCCGCGTGCAGAGCGCGCATTCCCAGGTTGGTGGCTACGGTGAACTCCAGCCTGGCGCCCTTCGAGTCCATCCAGCCGGGCAGCAGAGCGATTGCCTGGCAGGTGAGCAGCTTCTGCAGGTCGAGCCGCAGGTAGTCGGCCCACTCGAAGCCCGGAATCTCGCCGTGCTCGGCGGGGTTCTCAACCTGGTACCCGAGGCCTCGCAGGCGCGCGGCTTCAGCGTGGAAGGCGGGGAAGTTGTGTTCCGGCAGGCCGGTCATGGGGCCGGCGAGGTAGATGCGCTGGGTCACGGCAGCAACTCCTCCCCGACCTGGCGGGCATGCTTGAGGCTGCCGGCCCTGATGCGCTTCCAGTTCTTCCCCCAGTCCTCCGTCAGGCCGCCCTGGCTCACGAAGAACGGGCCGTGCTTCACGAACACGGCGCCGCCGGCGTTGCGCATGACGAAGTAGGTGTTGTCGTCGACCGGCTCGTCCGCTCGGTCATGCTCGATTGCCCTGTCGGGGTGGTTCTGGTTCGTCATGGCTGCACCTGCTTCTGCGAACGGTTCCAGGGATGCCGGCGCCCGGGCTTGGGCTGCTGGCGCGGGGTGGTGAGCGCGTCGCGCAGGCTCATGCCGGCGGCGACGCGGCGGCGGACGGTCGTTGCGTGGACCGGGCTCTGGAAGTGCTCCACCAGCTCGGAGATGGTCCCGGTCACGCCGTCGACGGTGAAGCGTCGGCTCTCGCTCCAGCGTTCGTGCGCGCGCTCCAGCGCTGCGGCCTGCGCCGGTGTGCAGCGCCCTCGCTTCTGCTCGTTCGCACGCTGGTGGTCGGCTGAGCATCCGCGTGCTGGCCAGGTGATCTCCGGCATCAGGGTCAGCAGTTCCCGGAACTTCCAGGGGCCCATGCCGAGCGCGTGCATGGTGGCGCGGCGGGAGAGCCCGCGCGCGGCCGCGTTGCGAATGAACTGTTCGGTGTTCACGGGTTCACCTCCTGTTGCGCGACGCTCAGCGCCACCGCAACTGGGCGCACCCAGATCGGCGTATTGCTGAGCATGAAGGTTTCGCCGGCCTCGGCCAGCAGCAGCGTTGTACCCATCACGCCGGCGATGGCCTCGGCCGCGGCCGGCGGTACGGCGTTGCCGATGCGCTCGCGCCAGTCGCTGTCGCTCAGGCCGTCGAGGATCAACTGTTCTTCCGGGTCCACCAGGCTCTGCAGCGCGGCCAGCTCCAGGGTGGTGAAGGGCCGGTGCCAGGTGCCGTCCAGCGACTGGATGATGCAGGTGAGCCGGTCGTTCGCCGCCGGCATGCGCGGGTCGGCGACGCTCCACCGGCCATTGTCGTGCCGCGCGCTGGCGGATACTGCGCCGGCGGACTGGTCGAACCCGACGACACCGTAGTGCCCGCCGGTCAGGTAGGCGTCGCCCTTGGTGCGATCGAGCACGCGCGGATCAGCGATCGACAGAGCGCCGCTGGCCACCTGCTGGGAGCCGGTGACGGTGCCGGCGGTGCCTTCCCAGGGCACTACGTTGAGCTTCCTGCTGCTGGCGCCCGGGTGCCAGTTGCTGTAGCGCGGATCGGCCACGGCCTGGCCGCCGGAACTGGGCCCGTGGCCGGTGGTCACCGTTCCGGCGTGCTGGTTCATGCTGACGACGCGGAACACGTTCTTGTGCCACGCCACGGAAGGGCGCGGATCAGCAACGGCGAAAGCGCCCTGGCCGGTGGTGCTGGCGGCGATCACGGTGCCGGACGGACCGTCCCAGTCAGTGACCGGGTACTTGCCGAAGCTCTGCCCGCGCGGGTCGGCGACGGAGTACGTGCCCTGGCCGGGCGACTTGACGCCGATGATGGCGCCGGATGTGTCGGTCCAGCGGCGGACGCCGTACTGCTGATACTGCAGGGCGTTCGCCGGCGCGCGCGGGTCCGCTACCGAGAACGCCCCGTTCGTGGGGCCGCTGCGGCCGGCGATGGTGCCCATGCTGTCGTTCCAACCGTGAACGCCCATGTAGCCGGCCTGATATTCCGGCACGATGATCAGATCGCGCAGGTAGCCGTCCTCGACGGCTAGGTCGTTCAGACTGCGCCAGTCGCTGCCGGCGCGCACCAGAGCGAGGCGCACCCAGGTCTTCCACTGCAGTGACGGCACGCGGTGCATCGGGCCTGCAGCATCGATGTCGCCCGGCAGCGGCATGCGGCCGAGGATGTCGCCGACGGCGCGGAGCGACTTCTTCTCTGGCTCGTACAGGAAGGGCGGCACTTTCTCGACGTGCCGCGCGACCAGTAGGAAGCGCTTGCGCGACTGGGCCAGACCGCCCAGCTCGCCGCAGTCGTGAGTAGTTTCCGCCACGGCGTAGCCGAAGCCGCCGAGCAGGCTGTTGATCTGGTCCAGCAGGTGCCGGCCGCGGCTGGCGAGACGCGGGACGTTCTCGAAGACGATCAGCGGCACCGGGTCATCAGCCCATGCCTCGCCCATCAGCCAGATGCAGCGGAGCGTCAACTCGTTCAGCGCCTGGTACTTCGGGGTCAGGCTCATTTTCTCGGACAGCAGGCCGCTGGCGCCCTTGCAGGGGGAACTGATGAACACGGCATCCGGCCGGCGCCCGCCGGCGGCGCGCCGAATATCTTCCGGGGTCGCCTCCCGCCAGCCTGCCGGCGGCTCCTTGCCGTGGAACCGCACGTACTGGTCGCGGGTGAAGAGGTCCAGCAGGGTGCCCGGGACACCAGCCAGTCGCTCGAAGTCGCGCAGGCCGGCTGGGTCCACGTCGATCCCGCCGAGGCAGACCCATTCGGCTTCGGCGTTGCCGACCCGCGGACGCGCCCGGTTGAAGCCAGCGGCACCGCCGCCCAGGCCGCAGCAGAAGTGGAAGTGGTAGAGGGTGCGCTTAATCATGCAGAGGGTTCCTTCAAAGCGAGAGTTCGGCCTGGCCGCTGCGCGTCCAGACCGGTGCTGAGTTGTGGGCTTCGATGCGATCGGCAATCACTGCTGCGCGTTGGCCAGCAGTCGGCGGGGGATAAATGCCGAACCTGCTGACACTGCCGCCGTTGACTGCAGCATTCGTGCTGTCCGCGCTCGCGAACGGCAGGCGGCCGAAAATCTTCGGGTCGAGCATCCGCAGGCCGTGGAGCCTGCAGGTCGGCCGCCCGTGGGCATCGCAGATGGAGTTCATGGCTGCGCTGATGCGCTTCCACCAGGGCGCCGTGCCGGGCGTAGCCCATTGGCCGGAACTGCCGAGGGCAACCGTCCGCCAGGCGCTGGCCAGGCGCTGTAGGCGCTCCAGGGATTCGTGCAGATGCCAGACCGGGACGCCCGGAAAATGCTCAGGCCACTGCTCGAGCAGCCGGTCGTTGTCGGCTTCGTCTCCGTCAATCACGTCAGGAATCAGCGCCCAGTCGAAGCCTGGGTGTCGACGCCAGTCGTCGACCCACCGGAGATAGCTCTCGACGTCGAGCGTTCCGCCCTTTTTCCAGACCGAGAACGCGCCGTTGTCGAAGCAGAAGCTCTGGCAGACCTCGGCAACGATGGCGACGTCGTCTTGGCGCGGAAACGGGACCAATGCATGCCGCCCAGCGAGGAAACGCGCGGCGTCCTGGCGAGTGCCTCCGATTGGGGTGCCGTGGTAGTGGATCATCACGCCGGCAACCTCACGGTTTCGATCTCGACGCCCTGGTGAACGCCGACGATGCGGTGCTCGCCACCGAGTTGGGCCTGCAGGCGATCCGCGATCTCCTCCTGGAAGCCGTGTTTGATCAGAGCGGTTGCGGTACGGATGTGCTCGACGCGGATCATCGTGGGCGAGTAGATCTCCAGCCTGTAGATGATCTGCTCACCGTCCGCTGGGCACGTGGCGACGAAGGTATGACGGTAGGTGTTCATGCGGCGGATTCCTTATACGAACAGCAGCGGCTGTACCGCGCCGTCGGCGAAGACTTTGTCGAGTGGAGTGGTAGCGATCGGCTCCCCGCCGCCCCAGCCATCCGGCCAGGTGCCGGCGGCGATCAGCTCGCGGATGCGGGCCTCTTCCTCGGCGTTGATCAGGTCGATGTGAGGGCGACCGAGGCGGTCGGCTGCGGCATTGCATTCGGCCTGGATGGCCAGTACGCGCTCCAGGCCCATCAAGCGGGACTCCAGCAGGATCGGTCCCATGCGCTGGGGGTTCGCGGCGATGCTGCCGTCCTTCAGCCGCTCGATGCCGGCCTTGCGCAGGCGGTGCTGGGGCTCGCGAAGCTCCCGCCATAGCTCTTTCAGGCCGCGCAGCGGCGCAAGGTATGCCCAGTGCGGCATGGCCAGCACGGTTTCGAGCGCCTTCTCCTCGCTGGCCAGCGGGCAACCGGTGCAGCCGGTACGAGCGTTGATCTCTTCGGCTTCGTCGCCGCCGTAGGCGTCGGCGATCATCGCGGTTGACCAGTCGCCGAACTCGGCAAGTGGCGCCCAGTGCTTCAGCCACTCCCAGACGTGGCAGACACGCCAGTGCAGGAGCGGGGCCAGGGTGGCGAGCCGGCCCTTTAGGCCTTTTGCCTCGGGCAGGACCTTCTGGTACCAGCCTTGGCCGCACTCGGCGCCGTCCTTACCGCAGGACATCTCGATCCGCTTGTCGCGGATGGCGCTCTCGCCCTGGCGCACGCCGGTGATCATCAGCACGTTGCCGTCGAGCGCGGCCAGGCGTTGCTCGAGGGCGGCCTGCATCGGGTCGATCTTGATCTGACGGGTGCACCAGCGCAGGGTGTTGTTGTTCGGCGGGGGCACTCCGCGGCCCAGGATGTAGACCATGAAGCGCTTGTCGAGCGGTGCGCATACCACCTCGACGTGGATTCCGCGGTCCCGCAACTCGTCCATGATCTGGTGCGCCGCGATGGCCAACGGCGGCAGCTCCTGCCGGGTGTTCGCGTAGAACACGGTCAGCGTCTTCGGCGCCTTGATCTTGCCGGTGTCGATCAGCCAGATCAGCAGCGTTAGCGTGGTGGTGCTGTCCTTGCCACCGGACCAGGCCACAGCCCAGTGCTCATGGTCTGCGCCGTAGGCCTGCATGCTCTGAATGGTCAGCTCGATGCTCTCGGTCATCTGCAGGCGCTGGGCGCCGGCGGCGAAGATGTCGCTTTGGCGCGGGCTGGCCAGATTTGCGGAGGCGGGTTCGGGGGCGGTCTTCGTCAGGGCAGGGAAATTGACGGCCAGCGTTCTGCCCTCCGCGTACCCGCTGGTGCATTTGAGGATCACATAGCCTTGGGCGTGGCTGCTCAGCACGATCCCGCGGCAGCGATGCTTCTCCCGGTAGAGAAAGCTGACCTCATCGTCCGGCGCGAATACTGCCTTCGTGGTCATGCGATGGGCTCCTTGGTGTCGTGAAAGATGTCGAGCTGCGCCAGGCCACTGCGCGCGGCATCGTTGAGCCAGAGGCATTCGATGCGGTCGCGTGCGCCGTCGGCGAGGGCGTTCCGCTCGAGGCGGTGCCAGTGGCGGTAAAGGCGGTCGTAGAGGGGACAGGGGTACCCCGAGAGGACCACCATGCCGCTCAGCCCCTTGAGGAACGCCGCCAGGTCCCGGTGCTGGTCGTCGTCCAGTTCGTGTCGGTACGACTTGCCGGTGGCGTTGTGGCGGACCTTGGTGCTGCGAGTGGAATGGACGTAGGGCGGGTCGACGTAGTGCAGCGTGCTCGGCCGGTCGTGGTGCTCCATCAGCACCAGGGCGTCGCGGTTCTCGATCACCACGCCCTGTAGGCGCTCAGTGATAGCGGCCAACGCATCGGGGTAGTTGCGCCAGTCCAGCGCGGGCGCGGTACCACTCCTCGCCGACGTCGAGCGGAACCCCGTGCGTTCGCCGCTCGCCGCGGCGCTGCCGAAACCCTGGAAACTGCGCACCACCATCCGCCGGGCGCGCTCGAGCGGATCGGACGTTTCCGCGTAGCTGGCTTCGAACTCTTCCCGGGCAAACGGGGTAAGTGCCAGGGCCTGGCGCAGTTCCTCGCCACGGTCCCGCGCGACGCGGAACAGGTTCACCACGTCCCCGTCGAGGTCGTTGTAGACCTCTGCGTAGCTGCGGGCCTTCCGCAGCAGGACAGAAGCCGCGCCGCCGAATGGCTCGATGTAAGTGTGGTGGGGCGCCAGGTGCTGGATGATCCACGGGGCGAGCAGCCACTTGCCGCCGTGGTAGCGGAGAATCGGTCGTTGAGGAGGCATCGTCAGTACTCGGTGAACAGGCACTGGACGCCGCCCTGCCTGACAGGGCGGCCCAGGCATGGTTGAATCGCCCACAGGGCGGCGTCCGGTGCGTGCTGGGAGAGAAAGCGCCCCGGGTGGGGCGCTCGGCGGGTGGCTATCGCTGGCGCAGGGCCTGGACCAGGTACGGATCGACGTCTGGTTGACGCAGCAGCCAGTCCTTGTAGTCGTTCGGGACTTGATTGATCGGCGTGCCTTTGTGCTTGCCGTAGGGCATGACGGTCGGGATGCGCGCCTTCTCGCTCAGCGCATGGACCTCTTCCCAGGTGTCAGTCGCGTGACCGGCGTTCATGGCCACCTCCAGCAGGAAGCGGAGGACGATGGCGCAGTTGCGGACGTCGTCGAGAGCGGCGTGGGCGTTGCGCAGCAGCTCGCGGGCCTGAGCCTCCCGGCCGTTGCGCCGCGCGATCAGGTACATCATGGCGGACTGGGTGTGGCTGTCCTTGTCCGGGAACAGGAAGCGGCTCAGCGCGAGGGTGCAGATTCGCTTGATATCGGGGTTCTCGCCGGCCATGCGCCAGTCGAAGTCGACGTTGTGGCCGATCATCAGGAGCGGGCCGGCGGGCAGGGCGAACTCCTTCGACTCCCGGCAACCGACCAGGTCCTGGCAGATGATGTGATGCACGGCCTGGGCGCCGAGGCTGATCGGCACGCTCGGCTTGAAGCGCTCCTGGTAGTACGGGAGATCCTCCGGCGCGACCGCCGCGAATTGGTAAGGCCGCTCGGGAAGCTCCAGCCATGCCGCCTCGATGATCTGGTCGGTCTGGTGGTCAGTGCCGGTGGTCTCGGTGTCGAAGATGATGGGCTTCATGCGCCCTCCAGTGGTAGAGGCGGACATCCGAGTCCGCCTTGAGGTAGGGTCAGGCTGCAGCCTGGTGCTCGTGGCCGGCGATGTGCCCGGATTCGATCCAGACCGCCTGCAGCCATTCCGGCGTCTTCGCCATCGGCTCCTTGAGCGTGCCGGCGGCGACCACCGAGTCGATCTCGCGGTCGGAGGTCATGGCGCGCATCAGTGCGATGGCCTGGTTGCGGCTCGGCAGGTCCAGTACGTCGAGACGGTCCAGCAGGACCAGGCGCAGGCCGGAGATCGTCGCGATGGCCAAAGCGATGGTCGTGTCGCACCGCCAGCGCTCCGACTCGGACAACAGGCCGTACAGCCGGCCGCCGAACGTGACGTCGATGTCGGCGCTGATCTGCACGGGCGACCAGCCGGCGGTTCCGGATAGGCGCTGCAGCAGCTCGTTCACCGGTCCGATCGCGTCGGCCAGGATTTCCGCCGGGATGCCCGTGGGGGAAAGGGCATCGGCCAGGGCGCTCCAGGCGCAGACCTCGGCGTGGAAGCCGGCGGCCTGCTTGATGACGTCCTGGCGCTGCGCGGCGGCGTTGAACGCTTCCTGCAGCGACTGCACCTTGGCCTGCTGCCGATCACGCGCCTGGCGCAGTTCGTTGATCGCCTGCTCGCCGTTGGCGATCGCTTCGGCGCTGGGCGCCTGGGCGGTTTCGGCTTCCAGGGCGGCGGCCTGCGCGGCGGCGTCCTCGCTCTCCTTCAGGTCCCGCTGGCTGTTGGCGACGGCCCGCTGAGCGCTGGCAAGATACCCGCGGTACTCCTCCAGACGTTTCGCCGCCTCGGGATCGGCAACCTTCGCCGGGGGCTGGTGCGCGATCAACTGGCCGGCCTGCAGGTCCACGGCGCCCTGGCAATGAGGGCAGGTCAGCGGCTGGTGGGCGGGCTCGCCGCTGGCGGCGGCCTCGGCTGCCAT